GGTTTCTAACAACGTGATTGCCAGCGGACTACAGGCCTTAGGAACGATAATGTCATCACCAAAAACGGTGATGAGGTCTCGTTTCCAGGTCCCATAGGTATATTTGCTTGCGGCATACGCCACAGCGGCAAATATTAGTGACTCAACTGCGAACGTTGCCCCGTTCCCCATAGACGACAGCTTGCTATAACGAAGCCGCTCGCCGCTGGGTAAGGTCCCTTTAGGAGACCTGAGGGCAACCAGTAATCGGAACCAACGATCCGAGAAAAGGAGCTTAACACATCTCAAAGAGACGGTATCACTCGCATTACTCAAATCAAGCGTGACCGGGCTATCGGCATCATCTCTGATGCTTCCTTCCCGCGCTAGCGTTTGGTTCTTTTCCTGAGAATCCAGATCTATACCCCACCGCTTCAGGCGTCGACGAATTACTCCGTCTACACCCAACTGCAGCATTAGGTTCAATCTGGGTTCTATTGCGATCGGGCGGTCAGTTAGACCGTCCTTGGGGACAGTAGTCACTCGGTTAGTGTCCTTGATAACGAACACTCGACTCCAGAATTCTTCCCAGTTCAGAATAGCCCACATTGGTATGTGGTACTTCCTGCGGTATGAATCTTCTAGAGCTCCGAGCCACCTCTCATCCTGTTGGATGAGAACCTGAGCATACCCGACGGCAGCACGCGTAACGTGGTAAGGCCAGTCAGAGTACTTATCGTACAAAGACGTCCTCCCATGGCTATTCGTATCAGCGCCGGGCCCATGTCTCGCCGTAGTATAGCAGTCTTCGGGATCGCTCCCGATTACTCGCAGTATAAACTCTTGCATATCAAGCAAGTACTGCGTAGGTGCGCCGTCCACGTAAAGAGCCTTCCAACCCTCCCGATTAAAGGAGGAACAAGAAGTCTCAGCCTCGTCGAGTTTCGACAAGGCCGCATCACGGCGTATACCCGCATCACCCTCGAAAGGGTATTTGCGCACTATACTAGAGATGAGGTAGCGGCTTTCGCCGCAATAATCGTCGGTCATACACTGTAGAGACCAACTTTTACCTAGGGATTGCAACGCATTCATGTCACGAGATCTTACGATCTTGTGCACTAAGCGAAGCGCCTCCTCGTCCTCATCACATAGATCCTCCGCAGTGGTGCGGAGAATCTCCCAGGGAAAGTTCCCTGGTACGGAGCAGGTTCCAATGGGACTGCTTGTTCGATGACGTCTGTGCATTGCACACATGTCACACCCCTATCTCGGCTTTGCGCCGTGGTAGATTCAACTAATGACCCTTAATGCCTGTTTTACCAGGGAAAGGAGAACACATAGTCGATAATTGCAGTTATTAGCTGTTTCAGAGACTCAAATATTGAGTTCATCGATCAGCCCAGCCGCAACGGTGTCGTCATCAAGCAACGAAATCAAGCGCTGACGAAGCGCAAGAGTCGTCGCTGGTAGCGTGCCCACTGGCACAGAGAAACTGCACTCAATGATGAGTGGCAGAACGATCTCACCGGAACCGTCAGCGTTGTCAACGCTGATGTCATTGGTGATTTTGATCGAGGAACGTGCTGTTCCCCGGCTCGCACCCGAACGCTTGGGGTAGGTCCGATACAACTGGACCTGATCCCGTGTGGTCAGGGTGTGCGTTCCATCAACGACGTACGTCGTACGGTTGACAGTTTCTTCGTGTCGGTTCAGTGTCTCCGTGACGGGGGCAACCCCGTCATTGAGGCGGTCAACGGTCAAACTAATGACGTTGCTTTGCATGGTCTTTTCCTTTCTGAAACACTTGCGTTAATTCGCATCTTTAATGAACTTAAAGACACGTGATAGAGCAAGTAAGTCTATCACTTGTGCAGCCCCCAACTTCATTTGAGAAGTTGGAACAATAGGCCGCTTCGGATCGGCAACACGCTCTACGTCCACTCGGACGAGTTGCATGAGCCCGCCAGAAACAGCGCCGTAGCTAGACCGAAATGGTTTACTACTAGCAGCTGAATTCCAGCTAACCGACCCGGGTACTACTCGACATTCCTTCGTCGTGATCTTCACGACTTTTGACCATGAGGCCAAAGGATGTACGAATAGATGAGGACTCCATGCTGATAGAACAGCGGAGACGTTGAAAAACCAATCCATCACAAAACTGAAAGGAACTAAGTCCCAACCAGCTTCGACGATGTTGCCGAGACCCAAAAGGTCTGCGACGGTATAGTTTTCGAACGTTGGCTCTACCAACACCCCTGCCCCAACCTGAACATCTACCTTGGTAGATCCTACAGTTTGGAACTTGCACACTCCCCATTGCCGCGTAGCGGTAATAGGTGTAGCTTGGTAAGTCATTGGCTCGAGTTGGTACCCGAACCGTTGACGTGCCTTCTTGTCCAACTTGTGAAGGGCCTCTAGGAGGCCCAGCAAGTCGTATACAAGAGGTCGTATACCGTAGCGAATGTGCAGCCATAGATCCGCGGCTTCGTGCGTGTACTGTGCTACTCTTCGTAGCGTCCAGCGACGTTGAAGTTTACGCGTCTGAACCAGGAAATCGCGACCCTTAAAATGGATCGCAGCCTGAATCAGTCGTAACGTGGTTACGATGGTATCTATGGTTTCACGTGCCTCTCCAAGAGCCACCCATGCATTGACGGGTGTTCTTGCCATCGCACTATAAGCGCCAGCGATCGCTGTGCTAGTTTGGTGCGGTGGGACGTACGGAACACCAGGTACCCCCAAAGGGTTACCCGGACTTCCCATGCCGAAACTAGTAGGACTTCTCCTACCAGTGTAAGCAAAGGCAACGTACGGCGTCGTTGAGACGTCGTTTATTGCGTACTTGGCTCCGCAAGCGAATTCGATAGGGATACCTATTCCATTCTGAATTACTTGGGACATATTGTTATTCACAATTTTGCCCTCGCTCATCAGTTTATGGAAATCGGGTGTTACCCTATCGGTCATCTCGCGGTTGATGTACTTTCTTTGTACATTCTCCGTGATGGGACCCGGATAGACCGACAACTTAGATCCGTTGAACACAGAATAGTTTTCTTCACTATTTATGCTCATTGTATCAATGTGTGGTCCGTCCGTGCGTATCCTCGATGCCATACCAGTCTCCTTTCTTGGTGCTTGCGCACCCGATCAGGGACCGGTATGCGTTGAGCATACTATGCTCATCTGTCTTTCGGCACTCGCCGTCGACAGTACGAG